AGTTAATGAGTTAGCTCCATTTTTTGTTCCAGAACCTCTTCCAACCAAGTCATAGTGTGTTGAAGAAGATCCATCCCATGACTTAGCATTCATACCATCCCATGCAAACACCAATCCATCTCTAACAACATTTGCTCCATACAGAGTTGCCATTCAATTTATCCATTAGTTTTCAATTAGCATCATAGAAGTGTTAAACACAGTAGAAGTAGCAGATGCTGGAGTAACTCTAAGTCTGACGCTACCAGCACTTATATCTACATCATATGTTGCTAAAGATGTATTAGTGAAAATAGAACCATATTCAGTAGCATATGCTGTTGTGCCATCATGAACAACAAGAATCTTGGTCATATGTCTCTCACCATTAGAAATGGCTGTAACATTTACTTCTGCTCCAGAATATGTAGAAGTGCTGAATGTGTCCAAGTTTGTCTGTGATGTAGATGTTGTAGTAATCGTAGAAGATACAAAAGAATGATTCGTTTGAATAATATCATTAGTAACTGTAAGGTCATTACCAATTGTAACATTACTAGGAAGACCTACTGTTACTCCAGCACCTTCGGAACCAGAACCAGAGACTTCTACTTCGTTAGTAGTACCTGAAATCGTTGCTACATAGTTGCCAGTTGTATCTGTACCAAGTGCAACAGAGTTTGGCTGAATAGTAGCTGTAAGAGTTCCGCTTGCTAAATTAGTAAGAGTAACAGAACCAGATAGATCACCACCCAATGTAATGACTGGATCTGGCTTATTTGTGGTATTAGTCCAATCAAGATAGTAGGAACCCTGCTGACCGTCTAACTTGTCAGCATCTAAGTTTGTCCCAGAGCCATCAACAGTTAACAACTTAGAAAGAACATCGGAAGCAGTGTAGGAGGAGGAGTTTAACTTAGTTCCGAGTTGAGTCTGTACATAGTTGTTAGATGCAAATGTTCCAGTTAAATAGTTATTGGATACGTTACCTGAACCAAACTGAGTTAATTGGCTCTGCAGATAGCTGTTAGAACTGAAGGTAGCATTTACATAAGTGTTAGTAGCTCTTAAACCAATAGATGTAGATATGGTAGTAGAAAAATTTGCATCGTCATTTAGAGCAGCAGCCAACTCATTAAGAGTGTCTAATGCTGCTGGTGCAGAATCAACAAGACCAGCAACCTCTGAAGCTACGTGTGCTGTGATGTAAGCATTAGATGAGAATGTTGAAGTAAGATAAGCATTAGCTGCAAATCTTCCGTCCACATAGTTATTCGAAGTAAAGATAGACTTTACAAAGTTGTTAGATGCAAGACTGGTCTTGGCTACACCACCAAGAGTAGCAGCATCGACATTGGTAAGGGCGGAACCATCGCCAGATAAGTCGTTTGCCGAAAGGGTATTGGTTACATCAACGTTACCGCCAGTAACTGCAAGACCGTCTAAAATTCGAAATGTGCTGCGTGCCATTGGATCCTCCTATTGTTATAGATATTTATACTATGACGGTTTTAACTACCTTTGATCTCAAGCTAGAGAGAACCAAAGGTTCAAGAATCAACTCAACGTTAGCTCCATTATATACTACTGATAAATCTCCTAATACTTCATTAGATGTAAAAATTTGTCCATATTCTGAGAATGTGACGTTCGAGACGCCATTGTAAGTTGCTAGTATTTTAGATACTTGTGTTTCGTCACCATTTTCTCTTTCTAGATGAATAAGGTACTCAAGAGAAACTTTTTCACTTCCGTGTGAGTAAGTGTCGATCACGGCACTGGTTTCACTAGCAGTACTTACACCCTCCAACTCAAACTTTTCAGTTACGTTATTGTAGCTTTGTGTATCTACAACGTTAGTAAAGACGTTGTTACCCGAACCAATAATAAGAGTGTCTTCAATTGTAACATTTGATGAGAATGTTTCATTTTGATCTTTACGAGCAAATGATGTCGTGATGTAATTATTAGTAGTAAACGTATTAGTAAGATAACTGTTTGAACTAAATCTTCCTTCGATGTAGTTGTTAGTTGCAAACAGGTCAGTTACATAACTATTGGATGAGTATACATCTTTATTGTAGTTGTTAGATGCAAATGTAAAGTTTACATAAGTGATGGGAGCAAATCTACTTTGCACATATGTGTTAGAACTAAACGTATCGTTAACATAAGTATTAGTTGCTCTGATAGCTACTATGTTGTTAACATGAGTATTGCTTGCTTTTGAATCTATCAGTGGCTGTAAGTAGTTGTTAGAAACCTCACCTTGTTCAAATAAGTTTAACTGAGCTTGCAGATATGAATTTGAACTAAAGGTTCCAATAACAAAAGTATTGGTAGCTTTAAGATCTAATAAAGGCTGAAGATAGTTGTTTGAAACTTCGCCTTGCTCGTAAGCCAAAAGTTGTGCTTGAAGATAGGCATTAGAACTAAACGTAGAATTTACATAAGTGTTAGTTGCTCTAAGTCCAAATCTATTAGTCACATTAGATGAAAAACTTGGATCGTCACCGATAGCTGATGATATCTCTCCTAGAGTACTTAAACTTGCAGGTGCAGATCCAACTAGTGTAGAAATTTCAGACGACACATATGACTGTACATATGAATTAGCACTAAATGTAGAAGTGATGTAGCTATTAGATGTAAATCTACCGTCCACGTAATTGTTAGATGTAAAGGTAGAATTAACATAAGAGTTAGTAGCTTTAGTATCTACAATATTAATAATGTAATTGTTGGAAGAGAATGTAGAAGTAATATATCCATTGGTAGTAAAGTTATCGTTTAAGTAACTATTAGAAGTAAATCTATTTTGGACATAATTGTTACTTGTAAATCCAGTTGAATCTATTCCATCAAGAGTTACAGCGTCTACTGTTAGCAACTGACTGTTTATATTATTAACTAAAACTTGTAGATAAGAATTAGAACTAAAAGTAGAATTTACATATGTATTAGTAGCTCTTAAACCAATAGATGTAGACACAGACGTAGCGAATGAAGGATCGTCATTAAGAGCAGCAGCTAACTCATTAAGAGTATCTAAGGTAGCTGGAGAAGAGTCTACTAAATTGGATAATTCCTGACTTACAAAAAATTGTAAGTATGTATTAGTGACATCACCAGTCGAAAGAATACTTAATGCATCTTGCAGATAAGCATTAGAAGAAAAAGTGGAAGTGGCGTAGCTATTGGTTAACTGATCCCCTACAAGGATACCTCCAGCAGTTACGCCATCTCCTATAAAAATTCTTCTAGTGTCTGTAGTAAAGATAGGCTCGCCTACATCAGGAGTAATGCTAAGACGATCAGCTTCCAAACCTCTCCTTATTTGTAGGGCCATTTACAACTCCAATATTTTTATCCTATGTTCTATTTATCCATTTAGATACGATAGGAATCTTTTTTGCAATAATAGGCTTTATCAACATGGCAATGTCCGTATGCTCTTTCTGAGTGCCATTGGCTTGTCTCAGATCAAGATAGTGCAACCAAGACCTTAACGTTCCGTTCATCGTCATACGAGTCATTTGCATACCTTCAGGCAAAATAACTCTAGCGCATTCCTTAGCCATATTGTTCTCTAAAGCCCACTTATAAGCCATAGTAATTTCATGTTGGATCTGCTTCTGTTTTGCTTCCCACTGCTTCTTCAACTCATCATCTTCCATCTCAATAGAATTCTGACGGTTCTTTTGATCTTGCAGTCTAAACTCTCTAGTTGTCATACCAAGTTGGGTTGCTTCAGCATACCTTTGAGAGAATTCTTGATAAGAGAAAGATCTGTGTCGTAAAATCTGCCGTGCAATGTCTCTCGGACAGTCAATCTCGAAAACAAGATTCACCATTTCCAGAGGAGACCAGTGTGCATGTTCGATCAAATAATCAATCAATCTTGGCGCTGTTTCGTAGTTGTCCTGATTGTCAGGATTACTCACTCTTGCACAATATGCAATTAAACCAGAAGAGTCTGGAATCCCTGATTCTTTTTCAGGCTGAGTCATTGCAAGAAGTTTTACTTTGTTCACTACATAAAATCCTTAAATTTGTCCATATTAAACTTCTCAGCCGTGTTCGTGTTATCAAACACCGGAGAGTCCATCACATCGTCATGTGCTGAGTTGTCAACGTTGTATAGTCTCATCTTTTCCATATCAACACCAACAACAAACCTTTTGTTTTTGTTCTTGTCAGCGTATCTATTCTTAAGCTGTTTAACCATGATCTGACCAAGATCATCCAACTCATCGTTTCTGGTCAGAGCAACCATGAAATCGGCTGTTGCTGGAAGACCGAACGACTCAGCAACGTCTTCAATATCAACATCAGAATTCTTGAAACCTGATCTTGTGGTCTGTGTGGCGGTAACAACAGGAGGACCGTGTTCGACAGACAAACCCCTCAGTTCTTCAGCAATACTCTTGATAATTGAATATGAATTTGCACCAGAACCAGCAGAAACCCTAGATGAGTTCATGATGTTGATATAGTCAACGTAAATAATATCAGGCCAAAACTTTTTCTTTAACTTAAGTTCGTTCAAAAGAACCCTGAAGTGATTTACGTTTGCCTGTGATGTTGGATATTCTTTGGTAAGGAGTTTACCAGTTGTCTTGACACCAAACTTACTAACCTTTGAAAGAAAGTTTTCTTTGGTGAGTTGTATGATGTCTTCAATCGGTACATCTAGAATGTTGGCGTCAAGTCTCTCAGAGATTTTTTCTTCTGCCATCTCCAAAGTAATATAAAGAACATTCTTACCCATAGCCAGATGAGCGCCAGCAAAGTGTGTCATCGTCAACGACTTACCAACATTCGGTCCTGCCATAAAAACATTGAGTGTCTTTTTCTCAAACCCACCTCTGGTAATGATGTTGAAAAGATCAATATCAAAGGGAATCTTATCGTTCTTACGGTGATAAAATTCATAACGCTTCTCAGCATCTTCAATGTAATCGTGACCGACATCGGTATCAAAAGACACAGCCAAAGCATCAGTCAAGATTTTTGGAATTGCACCTTTAGTCAGTGTTTTGTTCTGCCCATCGACAATCTCAATAGACTGCATCAAAGCATTGTACACAGCCTTTTCCTGACAGAACTTCTCAGTAGAGTCCACCAACCAGTCAATTTCAACATTATCGTCAACCTTGAATCCTGTGATTAGATTTTTGATTGAGATGAAGTCATCTTCAGAAATGTTGTCTATTTCTTCAAGATCAACAATCAAAGATGTTTTGGTTGGGTTTACGTTGTACTTTTCAATGTGATCCTTTATCATCTTAAGAGTGATCTTTTGGCTCTTCGTGCTGAAGTAAGCTGAATCGATAAACGGAAGTACCCTCCTAGAGTACTCCTCGTTTACTGCTAAATTCATTAGGATCAAATCATCAATCATTGACCGTACTTAAACTCCTCTGCCACGGCTTGTTCGATTTTTTCCATTACAGACTCAGTGAAGTATTCTTCAGGCTTCTCGTAAACGTGCTTGGCGAACACAGAAGCTACTTCATCGGGAAACTTGTACCTAGAACCAGTTTTCTCAACAATGCCTTTGCTTTCAGCAAACTCAAGAACACCATGCCACTTGCTAAGTCCGGTCTTGTAGTTAAGAAGAAGTTCTACCTGTGAATTTTCTTTACTCAGTCTAGACTTATTCATTTTCACAGTAATGATATTGCCTGTGAAATCTGTACCCTCTTTGACCTTTTTCTTAGAAAGAAAGGCAATAGTTGATGCAGCAAACTTAAGACCAGATCCACCGCCCATTTCTTTTGTTGGAACATAAGAGCCTATAACCTGATATACGTGGTTGGTAATTAATAGAGGAACCTTAGCACGGGCAAGCTTCAAGGTCAGAGTTCTAAAAGTTCCCTTAATAACCTGAGATTTGGTCATGTCTCGGGTATCTTTACCATCATGAGAGTCTTGCATCTCTTTGTTGGTTGACATCATACCCAAAGAATCAAGCACCATCATCATCGGAGGCATTTCATCCTCTTTGGTTCCTGCTGCCATGTATTTGTCTAAAAACTTCAAAGAGTGAGTGCGGAAAGATTCAATAGTATCTGGTTCAGCTAGGATAACTCTGTTTACATCAATTCCTCTCTCCTCCATCATCTGCTTTGTTACTGCAGCTTCTGTATCGTAATACACGACACCTGATTTAGGATTAGCCTTCAAAAACTCTCTAACAGCAGACAACACAAAGAATGTTTTGCCTGTTGCAGGATCCCCAGCAAAGGCAGTTACCTTGTTGTTTGGAATGCCGCCATAAAGACTACCAGAAAGAACTGCATTCAACATATAACAACCCGTGTCAATGTATCCGGTAAACTCAGCAGCACCTTCACCATCGGCCAAAATACTACTATCGACATCTTTCACTTCGTCAGCGAGATTTCTAAAAAAATCACTCATCACAAACTCCTATAAAAATGGAAGGGTGTTTCTCTTTTCGTGTTCCCATCCTACAGCATTGAGGATGGCTTTCATAGGCTCAAGATAGCCTTTTTCGAACTGTATCTTGTAGTCTACATATTTTTCCAATTCAAGTTCACTCGGCAACCCGGACGAACAAGAAATCACGTTATCTTTAACAGGGTTAGGAAGTTTAAGATAACAATACTTTACTTTGTCAGCATCTTTTATCGGCTCGTAAAGATTAGTTAGTCCATGATCCTCGATAATTTTGTTGTAGAGTAAAGAACCTCTCACAGCAATTGGCGTACCTTTCTTATAGATAGTCGTGGTATCTTTATATTTCTTTACGTTGTTTGCTGTTCTAGGAAAGGCGACTTCATCAAAGGAATGATTAGAGTATTCCCTTTTTACTTTCGAAATGAAGTTTATCACTTCTTTCTCATCTGTGTCCATAATCAATCTTATGGTGTCAGTGATATACTTTCTACAAATTGTAGGTGTAGAAGACTTGATGGCTTCGATACCCATCATCTTAAGCTTCGGCGTATCGTATACCTCGTTCTCGTTGACATACATATTGAGAATGTATCGTTTCTTTGCTGTCCAGATTCCTTTATCAGCAATACATTCTCTTTTCATATTCATCTTTTGAGAATGCGCTCTAGTGTATTCAGCCAACTCTTGATAAGTTTTTTCGATAAATGGTTGGATCTTTTGGTCACAGACCTTATCCAAGAAACGGACAATTTTCTGTTTTGGTACTTCAGATACGTCACCGAAAGTAAGTTTAACCAATTTATCAAAAGTAACATAAACAGAGTCAGTATCCGACGCCACAATGAAGTCTTCATTAGTAGTCCCCACAACTTTGTTCAAATAGAGGTTTAGCTTGTCCTGTATCCATCTAATAGCAAGCTGTCCAGATAGGGTAATGGACTCTGCATAGCTATTGTTGAACCACCTGAACCACTCGTTAGCCAAAGCACCATAAGCTGAGTTTAACTGAATCTTTTTCGCCATCTGCATGTTATGATAACGTGTAATCTCAAGCTTATATTTTTCTTCCCCCGTCTCTTTGTACTTTTTAGACGATTCCTTCATCATGTTTTTATATTTAACACGATCTTCGTACATCGTCTCCATAAGCTCTGCTAAAAACCCTTGTTTTTCTTTAGAGAAGACGAATCCTGATGCTGCCATACAACAATTAGTTTCATCCAATCTTTGCTGAATAGATTTCATATCGCAGGTATCGGAAAGAATACTATCTACAGTAACACTTTTTCCTATATGTCCCTTAAATGTGTCTGGAGAAATGTTGTACTGCATAATTAAGTGTGGATACAGAGAATCAAGGTCAAAAGAACACAACCACTCATACATTCCCGGTTTAGGCTGCTTAACGTAACCACCTTTAATCTTTTCGCCTTTGTTGACTTCTAAAGGCTTTCCCGGAATTACAATATTTTGCTTAATAAGATGATTGTGAATGATCACATCCCACATCTTTACAGATGTTAAAGAATCAGCAAAGTTTACCTTTGCATCATATGCAAGAGCATAAACCAACTCCAACATACCAAGCTTCTCATCTAATCTCTGAACAAGCTCTACGTCTTTAATATTGTATTCGATAAACTTTTGATGATCGTTTTTATGAAGACTTAAAAGAGATCCATGCTCCGAATAGTCTAACTTTCTCTCGCCAAGCTCGACATTGGCAATAGTATCCAGACGATAGTTTTCTTGAGCCTTGTACGTGAATTTCTTATATAATATCAAATAGTCAAGAACAGTTAATCCCTTTACGTCTTTAACTTGATGCGTCTCTTCACCAAATTTTCCTCTTTTTGTGATAGTCTTTTGAACAATAATATTCCAAGGTGATAATCGATCAGATGTAGATTTACCAGCAACACGTTCAAATCTATTGATCATGTAAGGTATATCAAACCCTTCAACGTTCCATCCGGTAACAACATCTGGATTTATCTTTC